TTCCGCCACGCAAGACTTGACGGCGCTGGCCTTTGTTGTCCCCACCGGCTTTGTGGATATGCCGGGCGAGGATGGCACCACGGCGCGCTTGCCGACCTTTGACGCTTGGGTGGAAGCCTGGACGCCCGGCGATACGCTTGCTGAGCGCGCGTTGCGCGATAACGTGCCCTATGACCTCTGGGTTAAGGACGGCTTTCTGAATGCCGCGCCTGGCCGCATGGTGCGCTTTGATTTTGTCGCCGCGCGCCTTGCCGAATTGGTCGGGCTTTATGAAATCGCGGCGGTCGCCTATGACAGCTACGGCTTCAAGCGGCATTTTGAGCCGGAGCTTGATGGCCTTGGCGTGACGCTGCCCATTGTGGAGCATCCTCAGGGCGGCAAAAAGAAAGGCGCGCAAGGGCTTTGGATGCCCGGCAGTAAGCTGATCCTAGAGCAGCTTATTCTCGAAAAGCGGATACGGTTGCGTCGGTCGCCGGTGCTGATTTCTGCGATGATGTCCGCCACGACGGAAAACGACCCGTTCGGCAATTTCTGGTTTTCCAAGCGCAAGGCGGTGAACCGCATTGACGCGCTTGTCGCGCTGGCGATGGCGGTAGGGGCCGCGACGGCGCAGGTTGAAGCGCATTCGTATCTTGAAACCTCGGAGATGGTGGTCTTGTGAAATGAACCTGATCACGCGCCTTCGAGGGGCGCTTTCCTTACGATCCGCGCCGCGCCCGTTCGAAGAGGTTATGGCGCGCATAGATGAGGCCTATGGCGCGACGGTTGCCGGGCTCGCGGTGACGCCGCAGACTGCGCTTCAGGTGGCGACGGTGCTGGCGTGTGTGAAGACGATTGCGGATGGCTGCGCCACGCCTGCTTTGAATGTGTTTCGGGAAGACGCCAATCGGCGGCGCCAGCTTGCGCGCAATATCCCAGAGTTTCGGATGTTGTCCCGTCGCCCGAATGAGTGGCAGACGAGCTTCGAGTTTCGTCGCACGATGACGCTTCACGCGGCGCTTACCGGCGATGCCCTGGCGGTGAAGGTGATGGCCGGCAATCGGGTGCGGGAATTGATCCCGGTGCGACCTGGCAATTACCAGATCGACCGCACGGCGCGTTATCAGGTGCGGTATCGGATTCATGACGAATTCGGCTTCATTGGCGAACTTGGGCCGGATGATGTGTTTCACTTGCCGAATTGGCAGTGGGAGTTCTGGCGCGGCCTAAATGCGGTGCGGCTTGCGGCCTCGGCCATTGGGCTTTCCATGGCAGCCGAGCAATCGCAGGCCAAGCTGCATGAGAACGGCGGGCGTCCGGCGGGCATTCTAACGACTGAGGCTAAGCTAGACAGCGCTGCTATGGAGCGCCTTCGGGCATCCTGGCAACGCTTCACGGCGGATAAGCGCAGCGGCACGGCTATCCTTGATAACGCCATGAAATACATGCCGATGGCTATGACCGGGGTGGACGCGCAGCATGTCGAGACGCGGCGCTTGCAGATTGAAGAAATCTGCCGCGCCTTTGGCGTGTTTCCGATCATGGTGGGGCATTCTGACAAGAGCGCGACCTTCGCCAGCTCCGAAGCGTTTTTTGCGGCGCATCTTAAGCACACGCTCGCGCCGTGGCACCAGCTTTGGTTGCAGCGCCTGGATGAGTTTTTGCTGGATGGCTCCGGGCCGCTCTGGTGCGAGTTTGACACGCGATATCTGACGGCGGGCAGCATGGCGGACCGGGCAGTATGGGCGCGCGCCATGGCGGAACTCGGCATTTATACCCGCAACGAATTGCGTGATGAGGAAGGCAAAGACCCGCTGCCCGGCCTTGATGAGCCTTTGACGCCTGCGAACATGAATGGCGCTCCCGCTGCGCCCGCGCCGGAACCTCCGGCGATTTAAGCGAAGGGAATTGGCATGACTGAAAACCGCGAACAGGGCGCGCGGCGGGAAACGCGCGACTTTGCGCTTGCCCTTCGCGCGGCAGGCGAAGAAGGCGTTATCGAAGGCTTTGGCTCTGTGTTTGGGCAAGAAGATGCTTACGGCGATGTCGTTGTGCCTGGCGCCTTTGCGGCAAGCCTTGCCGAACATCGCGCGGCTGGAACTATGCCGGCCATGCTTTGGCAACACCGTCAAGACATGCCGATTGGCGTTTGGGAAAGCATGGATGAGGATCAGCGCGGCCTTCGCGTGAAAGGCCGTTTGGCGATGGACGTGGCTCAGGCGCGTGAGGCTTTCGCGCTTGTGAAGGCTGGCGCCATTTCCGGTCTTTCCATCGGCTTCATGACCAAAGAAGATGAATATGATCCCAAAACGAACATCCGCACAGTGCGGGCGGTTGACCTTTGGGAAGTCTCGCTTGTGACTTTTCCGGCGGCGAAATCGGCGCGCGTGACGCGCGTGAAGGCCGCTGCAATTGATGAAATTCTCAAACCTTCCGATGCGGAGCGGTGGTTGCGTGATGTAGCCCCGGACGTGTCGAAGTCTCAGGCGACGGCGCTTGTGTCTCGCTTGATGCGAATGGGTGCCGAGCGGCGAGAGGCCGAGATCGCAACCGAGCGCGCAAACAAGGCAGCCGAAAGGCTGTTGCGTTCCCTGCAATCTTGATCCTGAAAGGAACCCCTCATGTCTGAGGCCCTGACTGGCGCCATTGAAAAAATCGGCGCCGCTTTTGAAGAATACAAGGCGACGAATGACGCGCGCCTTGCCGAACTGTCCAAGCGCGGCGCTGCTGATCCGCTTCTGGACGAAAAGCTGTCGCGCATTGACGCAGTGCTTGACGCCCAGGCGGAAATGAAAAAGCGCATCGAACAGGCGGAAACCCGCGCCGCGCGTCCGGGTGGCGCTGGCGAGGCTGGCGCTGGTGCTGACACTGCTGAGGCGCTTGCCTATCGCAATGCGTTTCTCGGATGGGTGCGTAACCCGCGCGACCCGCGCGCCGAAATGAAAATGCGCGAAACGGCGAAGGCGTTGCAAACTCGCGCGATGAACGATGACGGGTTTGAAACCCGCGCCGCTCAGACTGTGACCTCTACCGGTTCCGCCGGCGGTTTTGCTTTGCCGGAAGTAATCGAGCGCACGATTGCTCGTTTGTCTGTGGACATTTCCCCGATCCGTCAGATTGCGACCGTCCGCACGGTTGGCAGCCCTGACTATAAGGAACTGTTCGACGTCAACGGCGCGACCTTTGAATGGCTTGGTGAAGCGGCAACGCGCAACCAGACCAATACGCCTGATCTTGCTGAGGTGGTGCCTACCTTTGGCCTTGCTTCCGCCCGACCGCGCGCGTCCGAAGAAAGCCTTGATGACCTGTTTTTCGATGTCGAAAACTGGCTTGTTGCCAGCGCGGCGGAAGCCATGGCGCAAGGCGAAGGCGTTGCCTTTGTTTCTGGCAACGGCACCAATCGCCCGACTGGATTTCTTGCCGGCCCGACGCCTGTGGTCACTGCGGATGCTACGCGCGCCTTTGGCACGTTGCAGTATATCGCATCTGGTCAAGCGGCGGCTTTGCCAACCAACCCGGATATCTTCTATGATGTCGTTTATGCTTTGCGGGCGCGGTATCGCCCCAATGCGCGTTGGGTAACTTCAAAGCTGGTTCTTTCGGCGCTTCGCAAATATCGCGAAGGCGCTGGCACGGGCCAATATCTGTGGCAGCCTTCTCTCGCCATGGGGCAGGCGGAAACCTTCCTTGGGTATCCAATTACCGAAGCTGAAGACATGCCAGCGGTTGCGGCGAACGTTTTCCCGCTTGCCTTTGGTGATTTCCGCGAGGGCTATCTCATTGCGGATCGCGTCGGGATGCGTATGACGCGGGACGAAATTACCTCGCCCGGGTTTGTGCAGTTCTACATCCGCAAGCGGGTTGGCGGGCGCATCCGTAATTCGCAAGCCATCAAGCTGCTTCGTATTAGCGCGACCTGATCGGGGGCGATTATGTCAGAAGATCAGATGGTCGCAATTGTCACGGTGCCCTTTATCGGGGCGCCGGACGGCGAAGTATATGGGCGCGAATTTGCCGTGGGCGATGAAGTCCACGGTGAACTTGCGGCGGTAGCTATTCGCGAAGGCTGGGCAGAAGTGCCTGGCCAACCGAAAGCGAAAAAGAAAACTGAGGGCTAACCCATGCCAGAAGAGCGGCGCGCTATGTCTCCTGAGGTTATCGAACAAATGATTGCGCGCGCCGCTCAGCAGGGCGCGAAGGCAGCGTTAGAATCAATCGGCCTGAATGACGAAAATGCAGGTCAAGATATGAAAGAGTTGCGGAATTTGCTGGATGCGTGGCGCTCGACAAAGAAAACTGTCTGGAGCCAAATTGTTAAGGCAATGACCATGGCTGTTTTAGGCGCAATCGCAGCGGGCGCCTTTCTGCAATTCAAAGGACTGCGGTGATGCTGGCGCGAAAGGACAAATGACATGCCAAGCTTGATTTACAATTCCTTTTGGGAAGACGTGTTGCGCGGCTTGATTGATGTCGATTCTGTCACCGTGCGGGTGATGCTGACGACTTCGGCGTATACCGAGAACAAGGACACGCACACGAAGCGCAGCGATGTGACCAATGAGGTGACGGGCACCGGCTACACGGCGGGCGGCGTGGTTTCGACTGTTACGGTCACGAAAGACAACGCGACTGATCGGGTGACGATTTCCCTTGGCGCGGTCAGTTGGGCCAATGCGACGCTCACGGCGCGCAAGGCGGTTTATTACGTTGCGCGCGGCGGTGCTGCAAGTGCGGATGAATTGATCGCGGTCAATGACTTTGGTTCCGATGTTACCGCGACTAACGCGACTTTCTCGTTAAGTGCGACGACTGTTCCATTGCAGAATTGAGGCTGAGACATGAGCGACTTGCTTGCCATCCGCATAGCGCAGCCTGATCTGGTTGGCCTGCCGGAATGGCAGGTTTCGGATATTCTGAACGCGCCTGATGATTCCCTACCGAAGGTGCCGGTGGTTTTTTCCTGCCGCGCTATTGCGGAGCCTGCCGTGTTGAGCGGGGAACTCGCTATGCTGCGGATTGTGGCGAAGCTTGGCCATATTCCGGCTGATGTTACGCTCGACGAGCAAAATTTTATTGTCCCGACGCAGGGCCTGGTCGCCATCGGCACCATGCTTGACGCGGTGGACCGTGATTTGGTTGTGGACCCCAGCGCACCTGGCGCGGCGGCGCAAGTGGCCGCCATGCTCAGTGCCTTAGAGGGGATGGGGCTGCTATCGCCAGCGACAAAAACCGCTGTACTGGCCAGCACGGTCCGGCTGCAATCCTGGGCGGAGGCGAATGGCATTGAGGTGACGCCGCGAGCAGTGAGTCTCGCCAGAGGGGGTAAGTGAAATGGCAGTAGTACTATGGAGCGAGGCGACTGCACTGAGTGATATTGCTGGCACTGCGCTAAATGGTCTGCAAATTGGCAATACCGCCATTCTGAGCGATGTAGATAACACCTCAGCTTTAACGGCGCGACGGCTTAATTGTTTCTTCCGCATAAATTTGGGATCAATTAGCCCGACTCTCGCGCCTTCAATGATTATCCGTATCTTTCGGAAGATAGGCGGCGTGACGCCGACGCGAAACGCGACTATTTTCTCGTCTGGTGAAAGCCGAGCGATTGCGATGGTTCCGACGGCTGGCGCATGCGTTTATGACAGCCCGGTTTTTATTCTCCCTGGGCCTTTTATCTTTGGTGTGGAAATCATCAATAACACGAATGTGACTTTTGCAGCCTCGGGCAATTCGGTAATTCCGTATTTGTGGACCGAGGAGATGCCGTAAATGCCGCGCGGCTTTTCGGTATATGAAGATGCGCTGATCCAAAGGCGCCTTTGGACGCCTGACCTTTTGCGGCCTGCTGTATGGCTGGATGCCTCTGATATAAGCACAGTTATCTTGAGTGGATCGAATGTCACTCAATGGAATGACAAAAGCGGAAATGAAAGAAATATGACGGTTGTCGGAAGCGCGCCAGCCATAGCAAACAATTCTCTGAATGGATTGAATACTATACTGTTTGACAATAGATCAGCGACACAGACGCTGGTCAATTCATATAGCTATAGCGGTAACGACATAACGCTTTTTTCATTAGCCAGATCATCACGGCTTGGAGGAAGAACCAATTTCCCGCGCCTATGGTCAATGAACGCTACGGGTCAAACTGACTTCGGCAATACCGCTGGATTGCTGATGCTTTATGGCGTTGGAAGCCCGAATAACGCATCAATGTTTCGGAACAATGCGGTCATGGCGCAATCGCCGCAAAATACGAATGATCAATGGGCACTACATATCGGAACGAAATCAGGCGGAAGCGCAACATTCTCGAGCAACGGCGAAACGCGGGCCGTTGGCTCAACATCAAATACCCCGTTCGGGTTCAATTTCATCCGCATAGGAAATGACACGACGGCGTCGGACTCGGGTTTGTTTGGCAATGTCGCAGAAACGGGGATTTTGCCTTTTGCGGTAACGCTGAAAGAAGAACAGCAGCTTGCCGGTTACATTTTGTGGAGGTGGGGTTTGACTGGACTCCTTCCCGCCGCGCATCCATTTCGCAACCGACCGCCGCTGATCGGGGACTAATATGCTTCGCGTCCGGTTTCCACGCATCGCGTCTCCCGCTGGCGCGGGCGGCGTTACGGCACCGGGCGCGACTATCACGGCTACTGCGAGCCTAATCGCTGGCACTGCCACTGGTGCGGCGGTGGCGCCGGGCGCAAGCATCACGGCAAGCGCCACTATCATCCCAGGCGCGGCGCAAGGCGGGGCGACTGCCACGGCACCGGGCGCCACCATCCCGGCGACTGCCAGCATCATCGCAGGGCAGGCTACGGGCGCCGCTGTAGCCCCCGGCGCGACCATTACAGCCAATGCCAGTCTAATCGCTGGCGCGGCCTCTGGCGCGGCTCTGGCGCCCGGCGCAAGCCTCACGGCAAGCGCCACTATCATTCCCGGTACGGCAAGTGCCCCAAGCGGCGTTGTCGCGCCGGGCGCTAACATCACGGCAAGCGCCAGCATTATCCCCGGCGTTGCCACTGGTGCGGCGGTGGCGCCTGGGGCGGTTATCCCGGCGAGTGCCATCCTCATCCCTGGCGCGGCGCAAGGCGGCGTCACGGTGGCCGGCGCAACCCTACAAGCGCTGGCCACTATCATTCCCGGCCTTGCGCGCGGGGCCGCACTTGCACCCGGCGCCACAATATCGGCGCAGGCAATTATCATTCCAGGCGCCGCAACACTTTCCGGCGCGACTGCCATCCCGCGCGGGCCATTCACGCCAGCGATAGCCTCTACCACGCGGCTCGCTTCCATCCCCGCAACACCGCGTAGCTCTTTCACATAGGCTAGGACATGATTACCGTCATCACGCTCCCTGCGACGAATGCCCTAACCGTCACCGCCACGGCCACGCGAGAGCTTGACTTGCATGGCACCCCTGCAACGACGGGCTTGCAGGAACTCATCGGCCAAGCTTCAGACGTTTGCGCGCGCTATTGCGGTCGACCGGAAGGCTTTGGCCGGGCGACGGTGCGGCAGACTGAGCGCGGCGTCGATCTGCCGTGCATCATTCTGGAGCGCGACATTAACCCGGCCATTACCTCAGTCATCGAAGACGGCACCACACTTGCCGCAACCGATTACGAACTCGATGGCTCCCTGCTTTACCGGCTGTCGGGCGACTATCGCATCCAATGGCGCGCGAAAGTTTTACAAATCACCTATGCGGCGGGCTTCACGCTCTTGACAGACTTGCCGCAAGATATTGAGCGCGCGTGTCTTATCGTGTTGCAGGCTATTCATTCCAGCCGAGGTCGTGATCCGCATATTCGCAGCGAAAGCGCCGATGGCGTCGGGTCGGTATCCTATCTCGACCCTCGCTCAGTTTCTGACGCGCTTCCGGCGCAGGCTATCACGCTGTTGCAGCCTTGGCGGAAAATGAGCGTATGAGCATCGTCAATGCCGTGCCGCGCATCCTGGCGCGCTTTGGCCGCCCGGTCACATTGCGGCGGCGCATCGGAACCGGAAACACTTTCAATGAGGCCAGCGCGAACGGCTACCTTCGGCAGTTTTCGCCAGAAGAAATTGCGGGCGGCGTGATGAACGGCGATGCGCGGCTGATTATTGATGCCGAGCCGCTTTCCAATCTGGCGCCAGCGAAAGGCGATTTTGTGCTGATAGACGGGCGAAGCTGGGCAGTCCTTGGCGCCCATGCGCGAATGACAAGCGATAACCTCACATCCTATGAACTGTGGGTAAGGGGCGGATGACCCCGGCGCCTTGGACTGACGCGCGCAACCGGCTTGTAGCCGCCGCGCTGCCCTATCCTATTGAGTGGCCGAATGAGGCATTCACCACGCATGATCTGGCGCCTTGGCTTTCTGTGGAGGCCGGTGGCGACAGTCTGGAACCAAGCGAACTTGGCAAT